AACGAAGTTGAATATAATCCAAGCTGGGCAAATAGCAGTTGAGGAATTAATTAAGGTTGCAAAAGAACCTATAGTAGATTCAGACGATGACATATCAGCTGACAGACTTAAAAACGCAGCGGCTACAAAAAAGCTAGCTATATTTGATTGCTTTGAAATACTTAATCGTATTGAAGAAGAAAAAAACTTGCTAGAAGATAAACCTAAAGAAGTTAAAAAAGAAACTACATTTCGTGGTTTCGCTGAAGGAAGATCTAAATAATGTACGAGCAAACTTTATATAAAATATTACCTAATTATATTAAACCTAAAATTCTTAGCAGAATGAATAGGTATAAAAAATGGGAGTATGGATATAACGAAGACCATGATATGGTTGTTATATCTAAGACTGGACAAATTGGAGAGATTTATGAAATACAAAATCTTAAAATAGCTTTACCTAAACAAAGCAATGTTCATAAGTTTGAAGAAAACAAATGGACTAGATTTGAATATCCTAAAGTATTAAATAAAATAAAAACAGTGTTTGACTGGAGAGAATATCCAGAGGACTTTAAAGAAAAATGGTATGATTACATTGATGAAGAATTTGCTCGTAGACAGGTGTTACGGTATGTCCTATCTCAAGAACAGACGTTCTGGCTTTTCGTTTATGGCATCCGGAGAGTGCGTTAACATGGCGACCATATCAACCGACGCACGTTTTGGGATTTTGTCCAAATCTGGCGCCGATGCTAAGAAGATGTTTACCGACAAGGTTGTACCAATATCCGTTAATTATCCATTCTTTTTCAAGCCCATCCAGGACGGAATGGACCGTCCAAAGACCGAGCTTGCCTACAGAGTCCCCGCGTCCAAGTTCACACGAAGAAGTATCGTCAAAACCACTGATGAAGCCGGTGAAACCCTCTCGGGTTTGGACACCACAATCGACTGGAAGAACACAGGGGATAACGCCTACGATGGGGAGAAACTCAGGCTCCTCGTCCACGATGAGTCGGGGAAGTGGGAAAGGCCCAACAACATCCTCAACAACTGGCGTGTTACGAAAACCACCCTTAGATTAGGTGACTCAGACGTTACAAAAAGAAATGCAAATGGACAAACTCGTTCAGGACTATATTCTTTGTTCATTCCTATGGAATGGAATTACGAGGGATACATTGATTCTTATGGCCACCCTGTCTTCGAAACACCATCAAAAGAAGTGTATGGACCTCATGGAGCGCCAATCAAAATCGGGGTTATTGAGTACTGGAATAATGAAGTAGAGGGTCTTAAAGATGATCAAGACGGATTAAATGAATTTTATAGACAGTTTCCTCGTACAACTAAACACGCGTTTAGAGATGAATCTAAAATGTCTTTATTTAATTTAACAAAGATATACCAACAAATAGATTTTAACGAAGATGTACAAAACTTTAAGCAAGTAACTAAAGGTAGTTTTCAATGGGAAAACGGACAAAAGGATAGTAAAGTAATTTTTATGCCAAACAAAGATGGTAGATTTTTAATTACTTGGGTTCCACCCGTACACCTTCAAAACAAAAGATTTATTAGACATGGTGTTAATTATCCTGGTAACGAACACTGTGGTGCCTTTGGTTGTGATCCATATGATATATCAGGTACAGTAGATAAAAGAGGTTCTAATGGTTCTTTACATGGTCTAACTAAGTTTAGCATGGAAGAAGTACCACCAAATCATTTTTTCTTAGAGTATATCGCTCGCCCGCAAACGGCTGAGATATTTTTTGAAGATGTACTTATGGCTTGCGTATTTTACGGTATGCCAATATTAGCAGAAAATAATAAACCTAGATTACTTTACTATTTTAAACGTAGAGGTTACAGAGGTTTTGCTATGAACAGACCTGATAAAAAAAGAAACAAATTATCTATAACAGAAAAAGAAATAGGTGGAATACCTAACTCTAGTGAAGATATAAAACAAGCTCACGCTTCTGCTATAGAAACATATATAGAAAACTTTGTTGGAAAAAGAGAAACAGGCTATGGTGACACTTATTTTCAAAGAACATTAGAAGACTGGGCTCAATTTAATATAAACAATAGAACATCGCATGATGCTTCTATTAGTTCAGGTCTAGCTTTAATGGCTTGCAACAAACATAGGTATTCACCAGTCAATAAAATTGAATTAAAATCAATAGATTTAGGTATTAAAAAATACAACAATCAAGGAACTACATCAAAAATTATAAGTTAAATGAATATATATACTAACACAAACAGTGCTTTCCCTAGTCAAGTAGTAAGTGATGCTGAAAAAGCAAGTTTGGAATACGGAAGTCAAGTTGCTATGGCGATAGAATATGAGTGGTTTGGTCAAGGCAGAACTTCTGGTAACAGATATTTAACTAATTGGAATCAATTTCACCAATTAAGATTGTACGCTCGTGGTGAACAAAGTATACAAAAATACAAAGATGAATTATCTATTAATGGTGATTTGTCTTATCTTAATTTAGACTGGAAGCCAGTTCCTATATTATCTAAGTTTGTTGATATAGTTGTAAATGGTATATCAAATAAAAGTTACGATATAAAAGCTTATGCTCAAGACCCTGAATCTATAAAGAAAAGAACAGAGTACGCTTCAAGATTACAAGAAGATATGGTAGCTAAAGAATATTTAGATTCTTTAAACTCAACATTAGGTATTGATTTATATCAAAGCCCTAACAAAGATATAATACCAGAAACAGCAGAAGAGTTAGAATTACATATGCAACTTAGTTATAAGCAGTCAATTGAAATAGCAGAAGAAGAAGCTATATCTACTGTTTTAGCTCAAAACAAATATGATTTAGTTAAACGTAGAATAAACATGGACTTAACTGTTTGTGGTATTGGTGCTGCTAAAACTAATTTTAATACAGCTGAAGGAATTACAGTTGACTACGTAGACCCTGCTTATATGGTATATTCATACTCTGAAGATCCTAACTTTGAAGACATATATTATGTTGGTGAACTAAAAGCTATAACAATACCTGAACTTAAAAAAGAGTTTCCAGATATTACTGAAGAAGAATTAAAAAGAATACAAGCAATGCCAGGTAACAGATCTTACGTTACTGGTTGGGGTGATTATGATGAAAACACTGTTCAAGTTTTATACTTTGATTATAAAACATATCACAACCAAGTATTTAAAATTAAACAAACAGAACAAGGGTTAATGAAAGCTTTAGAAAAGCCAGACACATTTAATCCACCAGAAAATGAAAACTTTGAAAGAGTATCAAGATCTATAGAAGTTTTATATAGCGGTGCTAAAGTTTTAGGCACTGATACTATGTTAAAGTGGGAACTTGCAGAAAACATGTCAAGACCTACGGCAGATACTACAAAGGTTAAAATGAATTATGCTATATGTGCGCCTAGAATATACAAAGGCAGAATAGAATCATTAGTTAGTAAATGTATAGGTTTTGCTGATATGATTCAATTAACACATTTAAAGCTACAACAAGTTATGTCTAGAATAGTACCAGACGGTGTTTATTTAGATATGGATGGTTTAGCAGAGGTTGATTTAGGTAATGGTACAAATTATAATCCAGCAGAAGCACTTAACATGTACTTCCAAACTGGTAGTATTGTTGGTAGATCACTTACACAAGATGGTGATATGAATGCTGGTAAAGTTCCAATACAAGAACTTAGTAGTTCTAGCGGTCAACAAAAAATACAAAGTCTTATTAACACATATCAGTATTATTTACAAATGATACGTGATGTAACCGGACTTAACGAAGCTCGCGATGGTAGTACACCAGACAAACAAACGTTAGTAGGATTACAAAAAATAGCTGCTAACGCATCTAACGTTGCTACAAGACATATTAAACAGTCTAGTTTATATATAAGTCTTATAATAGCAGAAAACATAGCTTTAAAAATAGCTGATGCTTTAGAGTTTCCATTAACTGCTGCTTCGTTGCAAAACTCTATATCTAACTATAACGTAAATACTTTAATAGAAGTATCTAATTTAAACCTACATGACTTTGGTATATTCTTAGAATTAGAACCAGATGAAGAAGAGCAACAACAACTAGAGCAAAATATACAAATTGCTTTACAAAAAGGAGGTATTGATTTAGAAGATGCTATAGACTTAAGACAAATAAAAAATCTTAAATTAGCTAATCAAATGCTTAAGATTAAACGTAAAGCTAAAGCTAAACAAGATCAATTAGCACAACAAGCTAATATTAAAGCCCAAGCAGATGCTCAAGCTCAAGCTGCAGAAAAAACAGCAATGGCTGAGGTACAAAAGCAAGAAGCTATATCTGGAGCTACAGTAAAATTAGAGCAAGCTAAAAATCAAATGGAAATACAACGCATGAATACTGCTCACCAATTAGATCAGCAAAAAATGCAAATGCAACATAAGTTTGATTTAGAATTAAAAAAGCTAGAAGCTCAAGCTCAAAAACAAAAAGAACAAGAAATTGAAGATCGTAAAGATAAGCGTATTAAAATGGAAGGCACGCAACAAAGTGAATTAATAGCACAAAGACAAAATGATGATCCACCTATAAACTTTGAAGAAAAAGGCGGTATGGACATGCAAGCTTTTGCTTAATTATTTAATTATTTAATTATATTATATTATGTCAGAAACAAAAACAAATGAACCTGTTAAACAGGAAGGTGACTTTAAAATAAAGTCTAAAAAGAAAACACCTAAAAAATTAACAAAACAAAGTGATGAGCCAATTAAAGTTAACATAAAAGAACCTTTGATTGAAACAACACCTGAAGTAACTAAAGTAACAATACCTAAAGAAGATGCCATTCAAATCGGAGAAACAAAGGAAGTACCTGTGGAAAAACCATCCGGAGATAGCTTTTCTCCGATCAAAGAAGTAACTGAAGCTGAAGTTAAAGAAGTTGAAAAAGAAGTAACAAAAGCTATACAAGACGAAAGAATATTAGGCAAAAAGTTACCTGAAAATATAGAAAAATTAGTTTCGTTTATGGAAGAAACTGGTGGAACTATAGAAGATTATACAAGATTAAATGCTGATTATAGTAGCGTTGATGAAAATACTTTATTAAAAGAATACTATAAAAAAGCTAAACCTCATTTAAACGAGGAAGAAATAGGATTTATCATGGAAGATAATTTTTCATTTGATGAAGACTTGGACGAGGAGCGTGACGTCCGTAAAAAGAAACTCGCTAAAAAAGAAGAGATTGCAAAAGCAAAAAACTTTTTAGAGGAAACGAAAAAGAAATATTACGACGAAATCAAGTTGAGACCCGGCGTAACTCAGGACCAACAAAAAGCTATGGACTTTTTCAATCGCTATAACAAGCAGCAAGAAACAGCTGAGCAACAACACGCTAAATTTAAAGAAAGTACTAAAGAACTTTTCAACAACGATTTCGAAGGTTTCGATATTAAGGTTGGTGAAACAAATTATAAGTACAACATTCAAAATAAAGATAAAGTTGCTGAAAACCAATCAAACATTAATAACCTAGTTGGGAAGTTCCTAGACACAGAAGGTAATGTTAAAGACACGAAAGGTTATCACAAAGCTATGTATGCTGCTGACAATGTAGACAGGATCGCAGCTCATTTTTATGAGCAAGGAAAAGCTGATGCTATTAAAGACGTTGTTACTAAGTCTAAAAACCCTGTAGATTCTCAAGCTAGAAAATCTCAAGGTGAAGTATTTATTAACGGTATGAAAGTGAAAGCTATTAGTGGTGCTGACTCTACAAAACTAAAAATAAAAACAAGAAAATTTAACTAAAAAAAACTAACAAAAATGGCTTTAAATCCACAATTTGGAGGGTTAATCCCTTCAGGAACACAGGAG